CTTTCTAAATTCATTTACATTGTCAATACTTAAATAATGATCACGTAATGCTAATCTTGCTCTTTCAGTAAGTTCTACAGATCTACCGTAACCAGTAAGTAAACCAGCTGTTTTCATAGCTAAAAGATCATTGTCAGAAATTTCTTTTGGAACGCCACAAACTGTACTATCTTTGTGTAAAGCAACGTAACTAGCTGCAGTAACTAGTACATCGGTGTTTGCATCAATTGACTTGAGCATGTCTAGATATTTTTCACTTAATTTAGCAGCTTCAATTTTCTTAGGAGATTGTGAAACACCAAGAAGTTGAATTTGAATATCTGATAATCCAAGACCTTCCATTGATGGTCCGTCAAATAATTCTGCGTGTAAGTCTAAAGAGTGAACTGGTTTGATTGGTATAGGCATAATTTTATTCCTTATCTGTATGGTATTCTATTTTTCCAAGCGTTTCCTTCATCAACATTTTTCTCGTAAGTTTCTTCCCAAGAGAATTTGTCGCATAAGTCTTCTCCACTATGAACTGCCATTGATGGACTTGAAGCTGGATTGCCTGGATCAATATATGCTGGTCCTGGAACATTGTCTGGTCCATGTAGTTGACCTTCAATACTTTGACCATCAGCTTCCCCACCTAAGTCAAAATATTCTTTTGGAATTTTTCTTGGGTTAATTTTTTGTCGCCAGAAATCATTTTGCTTAGTTTCTTCTTCAATATCTTCATAAGGAACTAAAGATACATTTGGCGATTGAGTCACTGATTGTTGGGGATAGTACTGTGCAATTCTTTCAAACAAAAGATCAGCTTTAGAATAGTGGCCCGTTTTGTCTAATCTTGAACAAAGCTTGATTAATACTTGAATTGAATTTGCTTTCATAATTTGTTCTTGTTAAATAAACCTTAATCTACCTTTATAAAGTATGACCACTAATTCCGTAAAAAGCAGAACCATCATAAACTTCCTCTACACCTTTGTCTTCTTTTAAAGATTGATCGTTGTAATCAAGATAAGTTGTAAACTTCTTGCTTGGATGCATTTGACCTTCTAAAGACATAAAAACATTATTATCTTTCATTTCTTCTGGTTCTGGTGCGATGTCTTTTGGAGCGTGTACATTTGGTTTACTATCTGGTTCAGGATAGGTTAATACAGTATCTTTAAGCTGATATTCTTGGAATCCATCATGATCAGGAGTATTGACAGACATTAAATCTTGAATGTAAATATCAATATCTTCACCTTGAATTAAGATTGGTGTTTTGCCAATAGGAGCATATGAAAATTGTTTTTCATCAAACTGATTTCTATCTTCAGGATATTCATCAGTAATTCTATTTCTTCTTCTAACTGCATAATCTTCAGCTATACGATTTATAGCTTGATCAGAAATAGCAAAGTGTAATCTCTCTGGTTTATCAGGATCTTTATACTCTTCTCTAGGATATTTGAATTCTTTATTGTATTTATGGCGATCTTCTAAAGATTGCTCCATAGTCATCATATGTTCAGCTTTAGGATGGTAATGTTCTTTAATGTATGCTGGGCTATTTTTCATTAAACTATTAGCAGCATTTTCAAGCGACTGTTTGTAATTGTGAAGTTGAGCTCTAAATTTAGCTCTCATTCTTTCTTCAGGAGTTAATTCATATGGAATCATCTCTTCATAATGTTTGTGCTGAGGAGTAAGTCTCGACTCAATATTTACATCTCTATTATCAGGCTCAATATGGGTTCTTCTTAATAATTTATCAAAACTAGCATCTTCATCAACATAAATGTTAATCTCGTGACCACCCCTATTAGATCCACCACGACCTAAAGGGCTACCACCAGGCTGAAAAGCAGAGCCATTTCCCCCGCCGCCTACACCACCAAATTGAGCTGTTCTGATATTGTTAGACATAATGATTTGTTCTTATTATTTAAAAAAATAACCTTTATCGCCTATTTAGATTGACCATTTTTGATCTTGGCAGTCTAACCATAATTTTTGAAGTAAGACATTCAAAAGAAACAGCAGCAACAGCATCACAAATGTCGTCTTTATATCCAGAAAGAGCTTCAATGTAATATCTTTTACCTTTCCATTTCTTTTGTAAAAATAAAAATTGGATTTTAGCTTCTTGAATTTCATTCAAAGAAATAATTCTGGTGTCTAAATCTCTGTATTCACCACCTGATAAATCATAAATATCAATTCGGTCATCTCGTACTAATTGCGAAAGTTCTGTATATATTTTTTCTTTATATTCTTTGTTAAATTGTCTCTCTACAATAGGAACTCGCATTGATTGTAATTTTATTAATGAAGATTGAGAATTCCATTGATCTATAGAAACTTGTTTAAATTTAAATCTGCTATGCAAGTTGATAACGTAATCTTCAACTTCACTTTCCTTGACTGGTTGATTTTTTGTTTTAGGATTCCAGAAGTGAATATGGTCAATAACAACTCTTTTTAATGGTTGAAAATCAGGACCAATTTGACCATACATATTTTCAGTATGAGCAATTACAAGAGCATAATAGTCAGAAGTTCTAGCCGGATCCAAATGGCAAAAATAATCAAAATTTCCTGATGCTATTTCTTTTCTCTTAACCATAGACATTGATGAAAACATTCTGTCAATATCTTCGGAATTAAACATTGGGTCAGATGATGATGCACCAAATTCTGCACCATATTGCATTTGAAATTCTTGAGGGTCTTTTTTCTTTTGACCATCTAACCATTCTTTATCAATGTTTGGATTAGTAAGCCAGGTTGGAAGTCTCATAACAAGTGTAGTAGGATCTTCTTGTCTATTCTCGTGTAAATCATAAAGCAACCCAAGAGGACCTTTTGGGTTGGAAAGAAGCATCATTTTTCCATCTTTACCAAATGTAGCAAGAGATGGCTTCAAATCATCATAAAGAGCATAATCAACGCCAGATTCAGGATTATCTCCAGCCATAGCAGCAACTTCGTCCATAATGATTGTCCAACAAGTTAAACCAACAAGACCTGATGCATTACTGGAACCACATCTCAACACTAAAGAACCGGCAAAAAGATTGATATTTTGCTCTTTTCTTCTTACATTCTCTTCTCTGTCGTGTTCAGTGTAGAATCTCATTTCAAGCTCAGTATCTTTGCCGATATAAGGTGCAAAAAATGGAGAAGCTAAAACTGTTTGCTTGATTTTAGAGAAGATTGCTTTTTTAGCCTGTTCTTCGTTACGAGCAACGTTGAGAATAACAACTTCGTCAAATTCCATCAAACCATATCTTGCTTGAGGGTGACCCATTGAAATTAGTCTATATAATTCATAAAGAGCCATAGCAGACACTAGGAATGATTTTCCTGAACGTCTACCAAGTACTAAAACTAATTCTTCAAATTTGTATCTTTTAGTGCATTTCTCTTGAACTTGCATTCTCAATTTTGGATCAAATTCTTCAGAATAAAGTAAATCAAACTCACTTTGAAAACCATCAATAATTGGTCTTGCTTCTAATACTTCTACTTGTCTTTCTGCATCAGGATTTGTAGCTTCATCTTTAGCAAATTTATATCTTTCCTCTCTAACATTATTATCAAGACGTTTACATTGCAAACAAGGAGAATTGACAACATTGAAAATTGTTTTAAATTGCTTACTTTCTGAACGAGCTTTTAAGAATTCATTCTCATTCTTTTGAACATAATCCCAAACACACCCCTTGCAATCTTCTTGATTATCAGATTCATTTATTACAAGATTAGTATTGCCTTCTTGTCCCATATAAAAACACTTTAAAATAAGTTTTTGCCAAGGATAAGGTCTTAGATTACAAAAATAGGGATGTTCAATAAATGTAATGATGTCTACAATTTGATCAGGGTTAAATCTGTCTTTAGGTGGCTTTAATGGAGGAGCGACTTCTGATCTTGTGGCAGGAGCAATTTCGTCAACAAAATCATCTGCATATTCAGTACCCTTAAATAATTCTGTTACTGTATTGGCTTGTTGAAGTAATTGGTTTCTTAGTTCTGTTGGAGATTTAGGAACTTGTGTTTGTTTTCTCATTAATTATCTTGTTGGATCTTTTCTCTCAAAGCAACAATTTCTTCTCTGATAATTCTTTTATCATTTTCAGAATCCATTTTTTCGTGCAATTTTGCTAAGATTTCAAAAATGTTTATATTGTAAATACCTTGATTATCTCTAACTTCTTTTAAATGTAAGATTTTAGAAATTAACTTCTCTACCATTGCTGCTCTTTTTAATTTCATATCATTATTTTTAGAGCAGTCAATACCTCTTACGTCGTCAAGCTCTACAAGTAATGCAGTTAAGGCAAGATGATGTTCACGAAAAATCCAAGGAGCAATGAGTTCTTCCCTTTGCTCGTAATTCTTAAGACCTGAAGTTGAGATTTTTTTGAAATCACAGTGTTGCTCCATATGAGTATTTATCTGCATCCAGTTCATCTGTGCATCAAAATACTGTAGGAAGAATCTAATTACTGATTGATTTTTACGTCCAGAATCAAGATATACGTGTTCAACCAAATCTCTGAAAGGTGAAGTACAAATTGCGCATCTTGGTTCCATAAATTGAGGATAAGATATATCACTCATATTATCAGGGGGAAGAGGCATTAATGGTTTGTCCCCTTCTGTCAAATCCCTGAACATTTTAGATGGTTTCTTTGGCCCTTCATCAGGAACAATGAGTGCATCTACAGTTTCTTTTTTTGATTCCATTTCTTTAGTTATACAAAACAAACAAGCCGCATAAAAGCGGCTTGTTCAATAGTTTAGAGTGTGAGTTAGTCTTTGAGAGCTCTTTTCAATCTCTGATATGGTGAAACTGTATCAGCAGCCTTCACCATAAATTCATCAGCAAGCCCAAAATCAATATAATTTCCAGCAATAAATTTGTCGCTTGATGAAGTTGCATTTGATAAATCAACTTCAGCAGTTCCCCTCTTCATAGATACAACAAATTT